GTAAAATTCCTGAACCATCTTTTGAGATTCTTCTTCTGTGATGTCAAAAATATCCCGATAGACATAGCTGTACCTGGTTTTGGAAATTGATTTCTTGTGATATTTCGCCATCGGGCTGAGAAACGGGACAAGAACTTCATCGATATCGATCGCAATGCGGTTCATTTATTACACATCACTCGTAATCTCTAACTGCTACACCAACGGGAAAACGTGGGACACCTAGGGCGGTGAGATTTTGAAAACGCACAGTCAATTGTTTCCCGATGTACTTATCCTTTTCTTCCAAGAATTTCCTGCGAACTTCAAGGGTGCCTTCAGGTCTCGCAGAAAAGTGCTGTTCTCCCACCTGACAGACCCATATGGCGGTACCCTTCTCACGACCCGTACCCTCCTTAACATCCACTATGGTGTACTCCTCTGTTTGGAAAGCCTTGTATTTGAGAAGGTAATTACTTCTCTTCCCAACTTCATAGACACTCGACGCCTCTCGAATCATGATACCCTCATGTCCATCCCTGACGAACATGTCGTGGTACCTCTGAATCTCTGTCGTCTTCTTGACGAGGAAGGTATCGACTGTGACTCGCCCTTTTCTCTCTTCGAAAGTTAGATTGGGTTTGTTCAGATTGAAGTAATCAAACACATGGAACTCCAGGGATTTGGGGTTCGTCTTGAACATACTCGTGATTTCCTCAAACGTCTTGTCGGGTGCGTAACATTCTCCATCTAGGTACTCACCATCTTTGAGACCACGTGCGAGATGTTCTACACCCTGTACAGGTTTCCCAGTTCTCGAGAAGCATCCATCCTTGGACACGAGGAGACGAACACCATCAAGCTTGGGTTGAACATAAAAGGGTTCAGTGATGTACTTCTTACGGTCTTCCCATTTGTTGGCCAGCATTGGTAACACCTGAATACCCTTCGTTCGCTCGTTGTTCCACATGGTTTGCGCTCTCGCACAAGCTTTTTCGTAACCAGTTTTGACATTTGTTCGAGACACAGATTCTTTATCGGTTCCGACAACACCAGTGCTTTTGATGATATCAGCTGTACCGTCACCCAAATCTTCGACATGGATGTCAGTGAACCTCTCACGACCGTTTTTATCTTTTCGAATGAGACGCTCCATTCTAGTTTTAATTAATTTCTATACTTTAAATAGATGTCTGGATTGCCAGTTGTAAATTATGCGAGGATGGAACGACTTAAGCCTCCAGAGGGTGGGAAAATACCATGGAATCTTAACACATTTTGCATCATATTTATAGTGCTATTTGTTCTCTACCTGTACAAGCGCTCCGTGACAATTAGTCAACGGCGTCAACAATCTTATATTTGAGGCACTTGTCTGGTGAAAGGTACAAGTCCTTTTTCATGAGTTTTTTAAATCTTTTTTCAGGAATTCTCGTTTTCGTGAGATACATCTTCTTGAGCATCTTCATAAACTTTTCGGTGGACTTCATTTCCGTCTTCAAATCCTGAAAGTTACCCCAAAACTCGGTAGAAATCTGGTGAATCAGAACGTACGCATTCCTCCCCATGCGACGCTCTGAGCCACCCAATAGAATGAATGTTGCCGCACTACAACACGACCCCTGAGCAATTGTGACAACCTTCAATCTCGAACGTTCGAGGACGTTCATCATGTTTAGACCCGAGAATATGTCACCACCACCACTCATGATATGCACCCTAATTTGAGGTTCATAGCCCACGAGCTCGGCCTTCTTCTTGAGGAGTTCAATCTCGAGCTTCTTGAACTTCTCGACAAACTCAAGGGCATTTTCTCGGTCGACATCCCCATAGAAGAGGATTTCGTTACCGATAACCTTGACGCACTCTTCAGTCTCAGTCTCTTCTTCCGTCGTAGGCATTCTTGAGTGCTTTCTTTACTCTTGTGACGTCCCTCGATTTTAAGCCATTTCCGACGGCGAGATGATTGATGACATCAAAATCTTGTGGGGTGATTCCGTATTCGAGCAGTGGTTCCAAGTCTCCTTTTTCTGCATATTTCTTTAAGAGGCACAATTCATCTGTACCCAATCCCATTCTGGACTTTTTACGAATCTCATCGTACTTTTGTTTACGCATCTTATAGTTTCCCAATTTAGTCCAGCAGCTCCCAGCTCGAATTTTATCCTTATCGAGGGGTTCACCTAGGGCATTCTTTGGGATGGTGAGTGCATGAAGGACAAAATAGGGCATAAGTTGCCAATTCCCACTCGAATACATGTTGTTGTCGTACATATCAGCATCTGAGAAGGCACTCGAGGCTCTGAGAATGTCAACACCCTTTGAGTCGACATAATTCTCTTGAAAGATGTCCCACATGTGACCATGTTCAGCGATACTATCGTGAATCTCTATTGGTCCAGGGTCTGTGAGAATCTCGGTGATGAACTCTTTTGGAGTTTTGAAATCATCCATCTCATCGTACCCTTCCAGGTAGGTGAAGAAATTTCGAATGTTTCCCATCGAGCGTACAGCAGCAGCGTAGACATCGTCACCCCTCTCCTCTACGAGTGTCATGAGAACTTCGGGTTTGTGTTTTGGTATGAACACAGTCTCGAAATTTGGGTACATGCACATATTTTTGGTTGTCACCAAGAGTGAACCTCGTGAGAGGCGGTCACCATCAGAAACTCTCTCGATGATGGGTTTGAACACAGGGTCGTAGTCCTCGATGAAGACATGTTTCGTCGATGGTCTTATGAATTGGAGAAATGGGGATTTACTCTTGAGATGTTCATATTGGAGTTCGACATGGTTGAGACCCATCAGAACCGCCTTGAGAACGTAAGATTTTCCAACACCAGAGCCACCACATATGAACACATTTTTACCTTCACGGATGTATCTACGAATGAGTTCAATTTGCTTTGTGTGAATTGTCGTCACAACGAGTTCTTTTTTTTGCTCAACTACTTTAATGAAGGAATCCATCGATGACCTTACTAATCAGGCCATAGATTTGGTGCTTGAGAATGACGCACTTCATAAACGTATCGTAGAACCTTTAAAAAGGAAAATTTTACCCTACGTTGCGTGTAGTGTCGTGACCAACGCCATCATGTTTATTCTTTTGGTGTACCTTGCTCGACGTCTGTCTCTTCTTCCTCATCCTCTTCCTCTTCCTCATACTCCTCCTCTTTAGGAGACAGGTACTCACCAACCCTCTCAAACACAGTGTCCTTCGTGATGGCTCGGATAGGCTCCACTGTTTTAGGGAGTTTAAGACCAGGGATGGGACGCACATTTAGAATTTCGGGTTTCGTGAAGACGCCATCAATTGGGTACTCCTTTTCGAAATTCAGTAGAATCTTCTTGGGAACGGCGGGAGACTGCTCCAAAAGGCTATCATAGGTTGCCTTACACTCTTCGACGAATTTCAGACCCTCTTTCTTACGTTCTTCGCGGGGCAGTGCCAGTTGGAGTCTAATATTTCTGGAAAGACCACCGTGACCCAGCGCAGCTGTTCTGTGATTCTCCATCAATTCATTCACCTTGAGGAACTGCATGATTGTCGCTATGAGACCCGCCACAAGGTTTAGACCACCGATGATGGATGGTGCCGCAGGTTGAATGCTCGCGGGTAGGGTCGACTGAGCAAAATTTGCTGTACCAGTGATGGTTGAGAGTACAATGACAGGCAAATTAAAACGCAGACTCAACTTCTTGTACATCAGGAAAGAACGATGATGCATGTACCTATAGCACGCAGCGGCTTCACCCCACTGACGCAGTATGTTCTCGTGGTACTCGTTCCACATTTCTTCCATATTAATTTCTTCTGACATCTTATAATAGATGAACATAATATTCCTCATTCACGTCATATTTCTCTTATGGATCCTAATCATTCCTTTCACGAACGACCGTCGTAGCTTAGAGTTCTACTCGATGGTGATTCCCTTCATCTTTTACCATTGGTCGGTGAATGATGACACATGTGCTTTGACGCAGGCTGAGATGTATGTCACGGGGAAGAACAAAGATGAAACCTTTATGGGACGTGTCGTTGGTCCCATTTACAAGATGGAGGAGAATGATGTGAATCGATTGACGAAGTCCCTGTTTTTTGCTTTATGGGCTTTTGTTCAGTACAGGTTGGGGCATTTTGACACCTTCGTTGGAGAGTTCAAGGAATTGCTTAAAGCTAAAAAGACAAACTAAATCAGTATGGATACCAAATTTCGCAACGAGATTATTCGCTTGAAAAATGCTAAGGAGGTTTATCAGTCTGATTATGTAGCGAGTATCGAAGCATTCGAGGAAAAGATTGAACGTCTCGATGCTCAGATTGACCGCAGTGATTCAGAGGTGAAGAGGGAAATTCTCGAAAGACACAAGAACATGTACATCAAGGAAATTGAGAAACTGGACACGACCATAGAAAAAACCACGAAGTTCATTGATGACAAGGTTGCTGCGTTGGAAGCCAAGGTGGGTGAGATTGACAAGGAGAAGAAGTCGTTCGACTACAACATCGAAAAACTCAAGGATGCGATTCAGAGGCGAAACACAGGTGAGATTTTCGATATGTTCGAGAATATAATGAACGCACTCAACGTTCTGCACGAAGAGAGCGGTTCTTCATGAGCCTTTTGATTAACCATGTGTTTATCGTATATCTGAAGGTATTGTTTTTTAAATCATTCGTATAATGTGGATGCGTCCAATACGGGGGGAATAATATACACTGACCTCTCTTCAATTTTATGGTGAAGTTTTGACATGGAAATACCAACTCTCCACCATCATAATCGCTATTAAGAGCTATAATCATAGACAAAATCCTAGTCGTACCATCTTGGTAATTACCATCTTCATGATATTTTGTGGGTCCATAAATTTTTCTTAGTTGGAGATATTCGCAACCTTCTATTTCGATGCCATAATTCGTCATTAAAATGTCTTTTATTTTATAAATACCTTGCACAACCAAATCGTCTATATTGGGTTTTATTTTTTGTTCGGGTGGTATTATTTTAGCATTGACATTGGTTTCATGAATATATTCACTTTCATCAACCAATTCTTGTTCATTTATATATCTAACAAATGTTTCACAATTGTCATCTGATGTAAAACCGTCTAACACAAATATCTGGTTAGTGGGTCTATTCTTATCTCTTTTTATAGAAGATTCGATAGACATCGTATATGTAACGTTTACATGTTTTTCTTTAATTTCCATGCTATAGATATTCTTAAAAACCCTGGGACAATTGGTGCGTTTCCCCTATGAAATATAGATGAATCAAAAACAACTAATCGATTTTTTAATGGCTCGACGGAAATACTAAGACCGTCTTTTGTTCTGAATTCAGTGTGTCCGTGTATTTGTTCTACGTTATGATTGTTAATGTCACTTATATATAGTAAAGCTGTAAAGTGATCGGATTTGTCTGCATCTTGATGCCAACTTCCTCCATTTAGTATTGTCTGTCCGTTTGCATAAACCCTAAGAAGAGAATATTTAGAACCAACCAGAGTTTCGATTTTTTCTTTTAAAATTCTTGTAAAAACAGGTAAATGATTAAGCGATGCAACAAACCATTGTTGGGGTAAGTTATCAGAGTCCGTCGATGAATGCCCAAATTGCCAAATAGGTCGTTCGAAATATTTTTCAATACGACTTAATTCATCTTTGGTTAAAAAATCGTCGTATATATTAAATTTACCTTCATCAAACATGTTATTAATTAGAGTACCATATAGTCTTTAATTATTTTGAGTAAGAAGATTTTCGATATGTTCGAGAATGCGTTGAACGCACTTAACGTTCTGTGCGAAGAGGGCGGTTCTTCATGTACTCCCTGACTGTTTTGAGGAATTCGCGGTCTCGCTTGACCTTGGGGTCAGCAGAAATGACGATGTAAGTCAATTTGTTTGGGAGTTTGGGTTTGTTCCCCTTCGGCTTGGGAGTCGGCTTGAGTGTCTTCTTGGCGTTCTGAATCTGCTTGGCAGTCGGCATTTACTATAGGTGAGGAAAATTTAAACTTGTCGAAGAAGTGAACTGTGTTTCGGAAGTTGTGATACACAATCATACACAAGGCATCCGCGATGTCATGTTTTCTCTCATAGGGAATGTCTCCATCGATATATTTTTCAGCGATGGAGACAGTTCTCTCTTTCCTTTGGTCATAGTTGAGGTGTCTCATACCAAAGTGTGTATGCATACTCACAGGTGAAACAAGGGTAACTTTGTCTTTGAACATGTAGTGTAAAAGTATCTCAACGTTTGTGAAACCCCCAGGTGGTTGCCTCTCTATGAGGATTCTCTCAGCTACATCGAATAAGTCTCTATGGTCTTCAACAAATAGAGGTACCAAATCCACTATATCATTCGAGTATACATATTTGTAGTCTGCAAGACTCGCCTTTTTTACGCATTCCACCTCAATTTTTGGTCCCGCCCTTGAATCAGCCAGTACCATACCCATATTGTGGTACCCGATATCGATGGCGAGTATCTTCATATCTTTATCTGAATAAAAGTCTTTAACTATAACATATGAAGAACAAGACAAAGACCCAATTGACGTGGACAGCTATCGCTATTCTTTTTGCCATCATCGGGTATATGTGGTACAATCCCCAAGTTGTCGAGGTTCCTGTAGAGGTTCCCGTTCCCATGGTACCCCCACGCCTGGAACGTTCCCAAGAGCGTCGTCGCGCACCCGAGTTTAGGGAGCCTCCCATCAAGCAGTAC